CATTATCTGACGGCTCGTTCTTATGAGTGTTTGTTAACGGCTCAATTTCTTTATGGTATATAATGTGAGTTGATGAGTTAGACCCTTCTAATACTGCTGAACCCTCATCTACTATTTTAGCCTCTGTTTGTGCGAAGAAATAACCTTGCTCATCTACAACAGCTCTATTACCTACGCTACTTATGTATTTATCGTAATCTCTTTTTTCGTCTTTTAGCTCCTCTAAATCAGAATTTACACATAACACAGTAGTTACATATTCCATTTTAACAGAGTTTTCAATTTGCCCTCTCTTAGATACTATTTTAGCCATTTTATCATGCAGAATATCACTCTCACGCATCTTATAGACTAGAATAGTTGTATTACCTTCTAGTTCATAACCTAAATCTTTAAACGTAGTCTTGTGAAGTTGTATCTCTACATTTGACTTATGTACAACTAATCCTTCAACAGAGAAATCATGATCTACTAAATAGGATATTTTGCCGTTTTTTTCGATTGCACTTTTGTTCCAAATACTATCTGTATGAACATCGTTGTGAGAATCCATTACATTAGTACTATTGATAATAGCGTAAAAGTAGCCCTCCTCTGTAGCGAAAGGAATAGATGGACTAGTCTCACTTAACACTGGTAAAGTCTCATATACACTTAGCTTATGAGTTGATTTCTTAGCTTTAATTATTGCATCCTTGTTAGCTTTTAAGGCTAGGAAAAGAGCGTCTTTATCGCTGAACGATTCAGTATTTAATTCTTTGCAAATTATCATTTTATTACAATTCTATTCAATGTCTCGCTTTTTTCTTTCAGCGATTTTATAAGTGATTCAACATCTACTTTGTCGCTCTGAATGTTTCTAATCTTTTTTATTTGATTATCTAAACTTTCAGTATTTACTATAACTTTAGAATAAGTTTTTTTCATTGTATATTCTTTATAAATTATTTATAGGTGAAGATTCAGGTGTAGGTGTAGGCGTAGGTAGTTTTGAATCCGTTATTAATGATTCGGCTTCTTCTTTTGAAAACTGATAAATAGTAACTAAGATATTTATACCAACGTCTCTACTCATTTCTCCAAGTGCTACGGACTGATTAATGCTTATTATCCCATCTACACCACCTACTGTACCTCTTAATTTTAACGATGAATCAAACAAAGCTTTTGCAGAATCATCTATCTGCTCCTTTTCTTCTTCTTCGACAACATCATTAAGAATGAAGTTAGTAGGTATATTGGCTCTATATTCTGAAGCTGTTATGGCTTTGTCTAAAAACATTCTCGATAAAGATTCTAATTCTATCTTATCAACCTCTGCTTTCATCTTCTCGTCCTCACGCATAAAAGGTAAATGAGAAAAGTCCATTATTAACCTCTCACCAGCATTAAGCAATCCAGACTGTTTACCTATTTGAGCAGCATCTATATTAGCATTAGGTATAATAGTATCTTGATATACTCGCTTTAGTGTAGCATCTACATTGTTAAATGTTGAACCTTTAATCTTTGAAAATAAGTTGTCATTCAATCCATAAGTATCGATGATAACTCTCATGTCGTCCTCTATTTCTTCAAATAGTTGTAAATCCTTGGTAGGAAAAGACATTGGTGTGAATGTAGGCGTAAGAGTTGTAACTATTGTTTTATTTTGACCTCTTCCTACTCCATAACTAGATGTAACCTTATCCTCTGCTGCTTTTTTCTCTTTAGGGGACATTGGATTAGTCATAAGACCATCCTTACCAGAACCTCCCCCTCCAATGCTAAGAATACCAGTAGCTCCTCTTTGAGTTATATTTACATTTCTAGCATCATAAGCATGCTTAATATTTGATATTTGCTGTTGTAGAGTTAATATCTTAGATTCACCAACTACTAACCTATCATCATTTTCTTTTAAAATAATAATGTCCTCAACACTATAAGGCTTTTGATTTATAGTTATACTTGCAATTATACCCGACATACTAGTCTGGTCGTACAATTTGCCTGTATATTGGATCTTTACGTCCTCTGTTGGAACTGCAAAAATAGCGTCAACACTAAAGCTTAATTGATTCTTATATAGGTAGGCATTACCATATACATGTTTATTAACTGTATAATTGAAAACAAATTGTTTGCTTTCTTGGATGAAATTTGGATTGATTAATAGGTCTACTAGCTCATGATTCTCTACCTCGTCACCACTTGAATTAATAACTTTAAAAACACCGTTTGCCGTCATTCCAGCTATAGCATTAATGACACATTTTATATGTGGTATAGTATGATAAATTTTCATCAAATCATCCATATTCATATATGAAGCTTCTGTAGAGCCTACACTTTCGAACATTGGATTATGACTACTGTCTGGATCAGTAACTTTGTTTCTTCCTGAAAACCCTATTTTATCCCAAAAACCCATTATTTAGTAGTACAGCATTTATGTGTGTTTTTAATTTTTAAATCGAAAGTCATTAGAACCCCTGAAAAAGTATAATCAAATAAATCTCCGTCAGATGGTGAGTTACCTTTAGTTACACCGACATCTATAAGGCTTAACAATCCACTGCTATTAGTTTTTTCAAAATCTGACTTTCTAGAATTTATTCTATCAATAATTAAATCAGATAAGTTACGCATAGGGTTAATAGCTATGTCGTAATGATCGCTAGGACACCAATTATAAGAATCATTACTTACTAATAGAAGTAATTGAATACTAACACATGTTTTTAAATTTGATGATGAATCATAATTAACTGATTCACGTAATGGAGACGACACAAAAAAAACTGTATTTGAAAAGTTTATGTTTTCTTCGTCCATCATTAACATAGCCTTATTCGCATCTGTATAATTGCCATGAACGAATGACATATCACCAACTACATAAGTGCCTATAACTGGCAATGTAGAAGCTCTTACGATAAATCCATTATCCGTATATCCAGTAACTTTATAAGTATTGCTATCAATAGATACATCATTACATCTGTTAATGTGCTTATAATCACAAGTTACCAACTCATATAAACCATTAGATAAGTCATTAACACTACTCACAATAACATTGTTATTTATTGACAGTACTAAATCTTTTACTATGTCGATGATTTTTTGCAAATAAGTTTTTATTAGATAGAATATAAATATACGAATTAAACTTTCAGTAATTACTATAAATACAATAAGTTATAGACAATAAGAAAATACTTATTATTAAAAGTCTGTATCATTATTGAATAAGTAAGGGAAGTTGCCATATAACAGCCTAGCTAATGAAGCTACGCAATCTGGAGCATCATCATTAACATTTAGTTTAATATCTTTATTAAATGACATTAAATTACTCATAAATATGCCGTAATCACTATCGTAGTCGTATTCAGATTTAAATCTAAAATGTCTAGTTACTAGCCATTCGTTAGATATGATCCTAGTCATTTTATTTCCACTGGAGTTAAACGGTATAATATTAGAGTTGGGACAATCACTCAATACAAAGTTAGTAAATGTATTACCTGCATTATTTGACTCTATCCAGTTAAACTCAGCATCATGTTTTTTAATAAAATCCACTACTCTAGGCTGTGTTATGCTAGAATCGGACTTATCCATTATCACATCTTCAATAAATATTATATTACCTATTACATAACCTACTATTTGACATAAATAATCATCCCCTTGATCTGCTACATCTATACATGATACTTTCATTTCAACATCATCTAAGCGTATAGAGTCGTAAGTGTTCAACCGCTTAAAAACAGTTCCTTCAAGCTTATCTACCCAACCACCCAATACTATGTTTTTATAGTTTACTGGGTCTTGCTGCTTCATCAACTCGAAAGAATTGTATATATTATCAGGTATAAACTCTCGCTCAACATCTAAATAAGATGTATGAATGTATAGTACGTTATCTTTTATCCCGTTAAAACCGTCTGGTACTTTATCTTTAAAATACTTTTGATGTACCCAGTGACTTTTTAAGGTAGGATTTAATATAAGTATAGATATATTCCTTTTGGTTGTGCTTCTGATAGAAAAATAAACCTTTTCAAAGGTCTTAAAGTCTGGTATTTCTTCTGCTTCATCAACAACAAAGCAATTAAACCCACTCAATGATTTTAAAGCAGCCGTTTGTGTTTTTGATCCAGTCTTTATACCTTTAAATACTATCTCACCATCTCCACACGTAGATTTAACCCTAGCTTTTATAACTTCACAATATTTATTGTAATTGTTTATCTCTAACTTGCTTTTAAATTCAGCTACAATACTATCTTCTACACTTGTATTTGTAAATCTAGTGTATAATATTTTCCAGTCGTATTGAATAAACGCTTCAGAACACAACAACCCAACACCCCATGACTTGCTGGAGTACCTACCACCTGTAACTATGACGGTATCTACTTCTTTATGTTTATTCTTTAAGAGATTAAATAGAGGGTTGTATTTGCTGCTAATTTTCAAGGTTTAATCACGTATTTTTATTAAACAAAAAACACCCTCACCTAAATAAATAGGTTAAGGGTGAAACAAACAACAAGAAAGTAGGAAAAGTATTTAAACACTTACTACAAATATAGTGTTTTATATTTATAATACAAGTTAATCTATGTTTTTATTATAAAATGATGCTATTACTATTATTATTAACGATACCCCCACACATACGGCTATAACCGCTGATGATACTAATTCTAATGATTCCATAGTTTTAATTTTTGTTTGTTTCTTTTTCTATCTGTTTTATACGTCTATCTAAATAATCAATAGCCTTTTTAAGGTCTTGTTTTTCAGATTCTAACATAGTCATACCTTCATATTGTTTCTTTCCTTTACGTGCTATGTATTTACATGCTGTAGCTCCACAATGTTCTATTTCGTAAGCGTACACAAAGTCTGTAACATCGAAATCTGAACCGTTTGCGTAATGATCGGGTTTATCTGTATCTATAATGTCAGATGTAGCTGCATCCACAGAAAGCTTTAGCCACAAATGTTCTAGTGACTCTATATTACCGTTTCCGTATTCAACCATATCACCTACTTTGTTTTTTTTACTTTTCATATCTTATTTGTTTAATTGTTTTATTTGTTCAATAATGTCATTCATAGCATTATCAATTTTAACTCTTTTCTTGTGGTTTAATGGGTATATTAAAGCTAGTTCTTTACCGTATTTAAAATGTTCGTAATAATTAGCCCACAACTGCTGTTTTTTTCTTTCACACATATCTTTTTTGTTTTTGTTTATACAATAGTAAGTATAATATTATTAAGAATGAATATTGATTAGCATTCAAGTGTATTTGTTGTAAGTTCATTTAATGAACCTCTTTATACACTTGATTTTATCCGTTTTATTGAATAATCACAGTTTAAAGGTGTTTAAAGTTGGTTCATTTAATGAGTGTGTTTTACACATTTGTTAGCATTAATACTTGGTTCGTTCTAATCCTATAGCTACTGCCTTTTCAGAAATATCACAACCTATAAAATTACGGTTAAGGTCTTTGCATACTTCCGCAGTTGTAAAACTACCAGCGTAAAAATCAGCAACTAAATCACCTTCATTAGTACAGGATTTTACTATTTGCTCAATTAATACTTTTGGCTTTTGTGTATCATAACCAAGCCTTTCGTTATCGGTTGCAGATAAGTTTGCAAAATCCCAAACATTACCAATCCTTTTACCGCCTTTTAAATAATACTTTTTACCGTAACTCATCATAAAATTACCTTGTTCGTCTTTATGACAATATTTCGCTTTCATTTGTGGCGTCACTTCTCCACGCATATCATTCCATTTATAATCTTTTGTTTTTGTAGCAAATAAAATAGTATCGTGTTTGTTCTGCCAATTTCGTTTAGTGTTATTATTGCCTAATCCATATTGCCAAGTAATTTCATTTTGCAAAGTCAATCCTATTTCTTCAAAAATTAACCTTATCCAATGGCTAATTTTATAATCCATCTGCAAGTAAACGCTACCAGTATCTTTTAAAATACGGTACATTTCTTCTATTCTTGGTAAATAGTGTGCTTCAATAACATCTTTTCTTGGTTTTAAATCTTGGTAGTCTTTAAACTTTCTACCTGTTCCATAAAGTATATCACAGTAAATTAAATCTACTGTATTGTCTTGCATTTCTGCCATTAACTCTAAATTATCACTTAATCTTATATCTATCATATTT